GTCTTGTAGTAGAGTCGGCTACATTCAGAGAGGGAATATAACTTTGGTCTTCAAGAATGATTTTTGTACCAATCATAATCTTTTATTTCCTCCTTAATAGATTTTAAATAATAGTTATAAACGAATCCTATATGGATACTATTTAAACTTTTATTCATATGTTAATTATGGCTATTGCATAAGGATCTTTTCCATTGGAGAGTCAACTTTATTCTTATTGATAATAGAGTTGACTACTGCATCATCCCAGTTTTCTGAAGTAATAGAAGTAAATGCAGAAATATACTTAGGTACCATCTTAATTGATAGTGGTTTATACTTATGCATATCAGTTTCCTTAGCTAAGCGGAATGGAACTGATTCATCTTTAACTGATCTACATAATTCAGATACTAAGATACCAAACATCTGTGCAGAAATACCAAAAGAAGACCCATTGAATTTGATAGAGTCCATTAAGAATGAATGTAATTTATCATATGCAATTACATTAGGGATATTACCAGTAATCATGAATAATCTAAACATGTTTTCAACGTTGGTAATATCTTCAGGTGAACCAGTATTTACTATAACTACATCATCTTTCTTAAAATGTAGAATACGATAATCTACTGGAACTGGAATCTTCTTATCTAAGATATAATCTTTTACCTTTTCAATAGATGATGGCATAGTAGATATAAGAACTGGATGACTAAATAGCTTAATACCATAGATAGATTTCCCTTTAGAGTCAAATACTTCATAAGAGAATAATCCTAAAGTATTTACATATTCACCAGCTTCTTCAGCATACTTCATATGACCATCATTTCTAAAATAATTCTCTGGGATATAGAATACTAGTTCTCCATCCCCTTTAAAAATAAGAGACGTTCCTTCTTCTTTTAGGAATGCTCCTACATTTTTCATACCCATAGTGACCTCCTATAGAGTAATAATTGTCTTATACTCTAATGTTTAGGGGCAATAAAATTACTGGATTTATTTATTCTCTAATGCAGTCAATCTATCAGTAATAGCTTTAAGCTTATCATCAATAGTAACTTTATTGTAGATAGCTGAGTTATAATGTGCAGTAGTTAATACAGTATAAGAGTTATTGCCATTATAGTGCTTAAACTCTTTACCAATCACTGTTGTATTAGCTCTCTTATCACCAAGCTCTAGATTGTTTTTATTATTAACCTTAGCAATAACTAATGCATTACCATCAGTAGTTCTACCATGGTAACCTACCTGATTACCAACCGTAATACCATTATTAAGATAATCATTATTGATATGATTATAATAAGACCTTTTAGAAGAATACTTATAAATCCGAACGTAATCATGAGAATTGGCACACATATAAATATCGCCATTAACGTAAACAAAATCTTCAATTTCACAGAATGGCTCCATTTCAATTTCTCTAATAACTTTGAATTCATTACCAATTAGACGGCATTCAATAAGTCTACGTGCAACTGCAAAGATGATTGTATCACCTTTAAGATATGCACCATTAGAGTCTAGATTAGTTTCATCTACTTGCACAATGTATTCTTGTTTAGTAGTCATTGTATTATCAGTATAGATTCTTATTTTACGAGACTTACTATCTTCACCTGGGACGATAGAAATATATCTACCAGAGCCATCTAAGTCTTTACCAATATTAAAGCATTTATCAGGATAATCTCTAAATTCTCCTAAAACAAGATCCCCAGAATCATTACGGTTAATATTATAAATACGACTACCGTTAGCTGCACCATTTGTAGCTCTAATAGTTTCACCATCCATAAATAATGTATTAACATGACCTAGTTTATCCATACCTTCAAAATCAGTAAATTTAACAATATTCATATCGGCATCTAATTCATAGATACGTTGTTTAGAGTTATCTTGGCTACAACATCCTAAGATGAATCTCTTAGTTGTTGGATCATAAGTAAACCCTTGGCATTGATTAACTACAGTCTTATCTATTTCTATAGTCTTAAGAAAAGTAATATTTGTTTGGTCAGATAATGTAGCTGGTCTTTGTGCATTGATATCAGAACCAATGTGTCTGAAAGATTGCTTAAGCATTTCTGTAAAGTCTTTTGATATTTTCATAATAAATTTCTCCTTTCAATTACTATATTGTAAAAGAAAACCCAGAAGAGGATTAACCTCTTCTGGGTATAATTATATTAAGCGTATTCAATTACGGAATGTGCAGTTGTAACACCAGTTAATCCAGCAGGAATTTTATCGTAATAATCAGGATATATTTCAGATAATTGTTTAGAATCATCTGTTAATGCAGTGATAGGTTCCCATGCTTTCTTAGAATAGTTATATTTTTTAGTTTTATCTAAGTTATAAACAGGAAGTCTATAATGCTCAAATTCATAAGTACCTAGACCAGGATAATCTTCTGGCACTAATACATTAATAAATTTGTCCCATATTTTAGCTAAAGCATTAGTCGAATATGCTCCTAAAACTACGTCATAACCACCTGCTGTTAATAAAATATCATTTACTGATTTTACCTTAGTTGTATTTGTAAAAATAAATTTAGCAGGTTCAGCTGGAGGAGTTAATTTAAAGAAAGTACCAGATCCATCAGGATTCATTTCAGTATGTCTTAAATATGGTTCTTGACAAACTATTAATGATACATATGCTGTAGAATTTTCTTTAAATTTAACTGTTTTTATGTTTTCATTATATGTAATAACGCCATCTGATAAAGATGCAGATTCTAGCATTTCTCCACTATAATTAGTAAATTTAGTATCATATGGTGATGCTAAAAGTAAACCACAATGGTTATAACCATTATCTACAAGTGTCTTTTTACCATCAATATCATCATAACCGCATTTATCTATAATAACTCTATTTAATATACTAGCACCATAGCTAGCTCCACTTAATTTTCCACATCCAAAATATAATAATGGCATTAATAATTTATTATCACTATTAGGTGGACAATTAAATTTAAGTTCTTTATCTTGTCTAACAGTGTTACCTAACATCATACCAATAAGATTTTGTCTATATGAAAATAAATCAAAATCATAGCAATCTGGTGCATTTTTTAAAAATGTTATCATATTATCTTTATCATAAGTCCAACGTATATATCCATTTTCTTCAACCATGCTAAGGCAGAATGATGGTACATTTACTGGAGCATAAGTTTCTTGTTTTAGTGTATCATTTTCTGAAACACTAGGAATGCACACAACTCTATTTAATACATAGTGTTCATAATTTACATATGGACTCCAATCGTCATATTCTAAATTATATGCAATATTAGTAAATTCATTCTTTGGAATAAATTTATTTTCTTTATAACTATAAATTTTAGTACCATCTAAATTACTAACTTTGATGAATTGTAATACATTAAGCATCACATCTTTAGTATGTAATTTAGCGATATTACTTTCATTTTCTTCTACAAAAATTTGTATTCTATCATGGTTTTTACTAGATAAACTACTAGGAATATCTACTGGATCTATAAAATATCTAGAAATAGAATTAAAATGTGTTTTTTCTGATAATGCATTAAATTCAAAATTAACATCATTCATTTTAATTTTTAATGCAGGCTCTTGAGAATTAAATCTTGCAGATTGCTCACTAGTTAATTCTTGGAATCCTTCCATATTCATATCAGTAAATTTACTAAATATATGATACATGGAATCTGATTTTATAATCATTTTATCGCATTCTACATCTGTAATATTTAGATTAGTAGAAAATGTGAATTCATTAGTCTTAACTTTTGTAATTTCTTTATCATTTATAAATAATTTACCATAATAACCTGGCATACTAAAATTATTAATAGTAGCAATATTATTAGTATCTATATTTATAACATTATTGGTATCATGTATATATAAATCGATATTTGGAGCCGAGTTACCCCAACCAGATAAATTTTTAAGAGCACCAAACATATAATCTTTAGTTAATCTATTTAATACAGAAGAAATATTAGAGGGATCTGCATTTAATTTATATTTATAATAACCAAGAGATGTCATTGTAGCTTTAGAAGAATCTGTTGGATTTGGTAATTTTGATAATGATAATCTAAAATCTTTATTTTTAGGTACAGTATATGTACCATCATCAGTTTCTAATATAGTAGCATTTACTTTATCTATATAAGATGATCTAGGATCAAATAAGAAACCACCACTTAAAGACATTGAACCACTATTGAATCCTAATAATTCTCTAGATTCCTTAATAGCAGTAGGAATATTATTAATCTCTGTACTTAATGTGGAAGTAGAGTTGGAAATCAACTCTACATTATTTTCTTTTAAAGTAGTCTTAGCAGCTTTAATATCATTATGAATAGCTTCTAGTGTTTGAATGATTTGATTAGAAGTGTCTGGCATTATTGGTTACCTCCACGTAATTCTTTAAGCTTTTCATTAATAGCATTCAATGTCGTATTAAATTCTGATTTAGTTACTAAATTAGAAGTGTCTACAGAACCACCAGACCCTGCTGGAATTGCAGCAATAGCATCATGTAATTCTTGTTTAGTAGCTAAATTAGAAGTGTCTACAGATCCACCACCATTATTACCTTGGATCCATTGAGTACCATTCCAGAATACAGGTGCACCTACAGTGGTGTCAAAATACATTTGACCAACAACTAAGTGCTCAGTTGGACGGTTTTCGGTAGCCCCAGAATGAATAATTGGTACAGTTACGTATGTCATATTTTTCATACGATTAACTTTACGTGGTTTTATTTTAAATCCATTTGCGAATACAGGATAACCAGTAGTACCAGTAGCATCAATAGTGTATGGAAAAGCATATCCTTGTTTATTTTCTTCATAAGGTTTTAATGTAAGAGTTTTAGCATCTTCATTTACTGCAGTGATTTCAAATTCAAGTGATCCAGATTCTAGATTTTCTAGTATACTTCCAACATTAACTATCTTATTAGCCATATTACCATTTTTAAATTTTGGCAATTCTGTAAATGTAGCAGTATATGTCTTATCATCTGAATTATATGTAAAAGAAGTTATTGGACAATCTCTTTTATAAATAGTTGTCTTTGTAGTATTTTCATATGTAGATACATATGCAAAGTGACCATTCTTTTCTGGATCTAATTCAGTAAAGATATCACCTCTAACGCCTGCAGTGTTTTCAGAATAATCTTCATTATTCTTACCAGTTAGTGGAGTACCTTTAGAAGATGCTAAATAGATTGCACCAAATGTACTAGCTAATGCTTGATCTGTGCCATTCATATTACGATCAGTACCGAGATATGGTCTTGGCTTATAAGATTCATTCTTGGTATTATAGCTTTGATTATAAGACCCAGCCTTTTCATAAGTAACATTTATAGCTTTTTTAGTAAAGAATTTTAAATGATCAGATTCAGATACATTATGTAATGATAAAGGAATACTAGTATTAAAGAATGCAAATTTAGGTACTTTTTCAAATACACTAGCAAAGTTTTCTTCAAACTTTTCAAATGTAACATCAGATACATTAACCAATCCAGATTCAGAACTAGATTGACTAAAATCGATAAATGAAGGTACATAACTTTCATATTGATATATATTATCAGTGCCAGTAGGTTTCAAATCTAATCTAATATCAGATATTGTACTTGATTGAGTGTTAATTGATAGAACAGACATACCTGACGCAAGATTATAGAATCCTTTAATGGATACATTTGACATCAAATATGGACTAAAACTATGACTAGGCATATAATTATCAGCAAAGATAGATTCTTTATCATAAATAATATCGATATTCTTAACACTACATTTAACACTGACATTTGTACCAGTTTTACAGTTCTTGATAGTAATATTATCTAAAGAGTTATTATTGGAATAACTAGAACTAAGATCTAATGGATACTCTGCACCATCAATATAAATATTTTTTAAATCAGCATCAAAAATATTATAGTTTAAGCAAATAGTATAATAGGTATTAATGAATTCCATATTAGTACAAGTAAAGTTATATAACTTATACTCACTAATATTGAAATTATCATGACTTTCTTGTGAAGACATAATAGCATAAATAGAAGTGGATGGTTGTAGATTAGTTTCATCTGCAGGAAGTTCATGACCTTCGATTACAAATCCATCAAATCTTACATTATAACCACGAGTTGTAGTTGCTTCAAAGTTTTCTGGTTGTAATTGGAATCCTACATAGATACTATATCCTTCAGGGGATTGTTCTCTAGTACCATGCATTTCAATTTTAGCTTTATATCTATTTTGAGCATGGATATATACATATTTCTTACGATCACTTGGGACCATCACATTAACTAGACCAGAAATCTTATATGTACCATCAGGGAAGATTACTTCAGTATAATCTTCATCATGGACCTTTTTGAATAGCTCATTTAACTTTGTAGTTACATCAGTAGCACCAGTATTATCAATACCGAATTCTACCGCATTAATTGGTTTACCAGCAAATACTTTAGATTCAATACCTTTAATATCAGAACCTACTTTACGAGCAAAAGGTTTAAGAGTTTTCTCAATAGCTTTTTTAAATTCAGCCATGTTTAGATTTCTCCTTTCAGAAATTTAAATAAAGGAGAGATGATCATAATGATCATCTCTCATTAGTATTACTTTATTGTATATTCAATTTTATTAGATTAAGCTTGTGGAGCTACACCAGGAGTTGCAGTTTCTGTTGTAGAAGCAGCAGGTTCAACACCAGTTTTACCAGCTTCATATTCAGCAACCAAATTAAGATCGCCAAGATCTAAAGCAGTTTCCAAAGCTTCAGTTTTTACATAACCAGTCAAATCAGGAGCAGCAACAGTTGCACTGATTACACCAGCTTCAGAAATAGCTACGCCTTCACCAGCAGTCAATTTAGGTTGAACTTCTGTAGTTTTAGCATAACCTTCTAATTGAGTTAGTACAGCAGCATTGGTAGCATAGTTAGCTAATTTAGTATCTAAAGCATCAGCTTTAACTAAACCAGCAACTTTACCATCAATTAAAGTTGTAACTTGTTCAGTAGTAGAATAAGCACTTAAATCGGCAGCTTCACCGGTACCTCTAGCAGAGATAGTACCGTCCTCGTCAATGTGGATATTAGCACCAGCTTTAAGTTTATCTTGTTTACTGTCTTTTAATTTTTTGATATCAACACCAACTGCTTTTGCAAAAGGTGCCAATACTTTTTTCAATTGGGCTTGAATAGAAAGAGCCATTATTGATTTCTCCTTTCAAAATATTATTCTAACGAACAAACATTATGCTCGCTACTAATATGTTTCGAAAAATTAGGGCTGAGAATATTTCCCAAATGATTAGTTTGCACCTTCATTATAAGCGTCAAGCATCATATTAGGGTCTAATTCTTCTTCACTTTCAGAATTTGTAGCTGTAGAAGAAGCTGTATTTCCAGTAGTAGCCGGAGCAGCTGGTTGAGCAGGAGTTGCTTCAGTGTGAGTTTCTTCATGAGCTGGTTCAGCTGTATGAGCTTCTTCTGTAGTACCAGCTACTGGAGCTGTTTCAGGAGTAGTTACTGTAGTAGTTTCAGTGCTAGGAGTAGCAGCAGGAGTTGTAGTAGCTACAGTAGGTTCTTCATGAGTAGCAGGAGCTGGTTGTTCAGTATGTGTTTCAGAAGTGCTAGGAGTTACTGCAACAGTTTCACCTGTAGTTGCAGGAGCTGGAGTTACTTCAGTGTGAGTTTCTTCATGAGCTGGTTCAGCTGTATGAGCTTCTGTTTCACCAGTAGTAGCTGGATGTTCAGTAGTTACTGTAGATTCACTAGTACTTGGAGTAGCAGGGGCTGTTTCAGTATGAGTTTCTTCATGAGCTGGTTCAACATTGTGAGTTTCTTCTGTAGTACCAGTAGTTACTGTAGTTTCACCAGTGCTAGGAGTAGCTTCATGATGTTCTTCTGTAGCAGGAGCAGCTGGTTGTTCAGTATGAGCTTCTTCATGAGTAGCAGGAGCTGGAGTTACTGTAGTCTCACCAGTACTAGGAGTAGCTTCATGATGTTCTTCTGTACTAGGAGCTGGAGTTACTTCAGTGTGAGTTTCTTCATGAGTAGGTTCAGCTGTATGTGTTTCTTCATGAGTAGGTTCAACTGGAGTTACGGTGGAAGTTTCATGAGTTTCTGTAGTACTAGGTGTAGCTGGTTGTTCAGTATGTGTTTCAGAATTGTTAGGAGTTTCAGTGTGTGTTTCTTCATGAGTAGGTCCATTGTCTCTACCATCCTCGTATGCATCAACTAAATCTTTACCTAAGTTTTCATCTTCTTTATCTGCATGAGTTTCAGTGAAAGTAAGACCAGAGATTACCCAACCTGCAGTAGTTGCACCATCAAAAGTAGCTTTCAATGTACCAGCAACAGTTTCATTTCTGAAACGAACTTCTTTATCTTCATCAGGACCATTATCATTCAATGCAGCCAATACAGATGCAATAGAATCTTGGTCTAATGGGCAGTTACTCAAATCAACACCAGTATTCAATTTACCAGTTACACGAAGAGTACTTAATGCAGTAGCATCTTTAAACATTTCTTTTGTTGTAGTCAAAGAAGATACATCTAATTTCAATGCTTTTAATGCTTGGCAACCTTTAAACATAGCTTCAGCATTTTGTACACCATGAGTACTGATTTCAACTTGTTCCAATTTGGAACAACCTTCAAACATACCTTTTGTGGATGCTAATGCATCAGATGTAGTTAATTGAACTTGACGTAAGTTTTGATTATCTCTAAACATATAGTTTGCAGATTTAACTTTCTTCATATTCAATGGAGCCAATTCATTCAATGCCAATGCACCGTCAAACATATAGTCTGTATATTCTGTGTCATCAGTATTTAAAGTATTGTCTAATTTAGTCATTGTAGAGTATTCTTTAGGATATGCAACTTTAAGGAAGTTATAAGCATTCTTAGATACTTTAATGAAGTTAGCTGCAGAATCTTGACTCAATTCAGAATCTTCAATTACACCAGCTGGTTTCAAACCACGGATGTTACGAACGTCAATGGAAAGAAGTTGGTTTTTGAAGTCGATAGAAGCATCGAATTTAACAACGATCTTTTCATCACGTTG